GCCATTGATGGCAATTACTTTCTTCATCGTAAAATCCTCCCATCAACCAATACACAAATACCTAAGGAAGCACTGATTAAATCCTCCCAAAAGCAGCGTGAGTGACTTGTTCACATATTTCATGAATTTGTGCACGAATAGTTCATTTTCATGCTCAAAATGAGCCTGTATTTGCCTCCGACGCTCCAAATTTGCGGGAATTTCCCGCAAAGGGGCGCACTTATCCCATAGCAAGGCAGAAGTCTTTTTGCCTGCCTGACCGGGCGCACATCAGAAGATTTGCTGATGCGAACAAAATATGGAATATATGAAGGTTTTTCTTTAATCCGCGATACCGGGTTTTGGCACAATGAAAAAAATTCTTCACGATATGGAAGGGGTGCTCCACTTTGCAGCGAACAGAAGACTTGTCGTGCTCAATTTTCTTGTCCCAGTTGAAGCCGTTATAGCGATTGGTCAATCGATTCTGCGAGGGGCGCGCGGCAATGTGGTATTCCACTTGCGAGAGATGCTCGTCATTTTTGATTTCATCACGCTTTTCGATTCCAAGATATCCAGAATCTGCATATACTGTGTGGTCATCTTCACGCACCAGATGATGCGTCTCGACGATGTCATGCGTGTTGGCTGCTGTGGCCGTTATGGTATGGACGTAGCCTGTGCCGGCGTCCACTCCGGAATGGATCTTCATCCCGAAATGCCATTGGTTGCCCTTCTTTGTCTGATGCATTTCCGGATCGCGAGCATTGTCTTTGTTTTTGGTCGAGCTGGGAGCCCGCACAATGGTGGCATCCACAATCGTTCCGCCATGCATGATCAATCCGGAATGATCCAGGCGCTCCCTGATATCCGCAAACAGCTTTTCAGCAATGTCGTGCTTCTCAAGGAGATGACGGAACTTGAGCAATGTGGTAGCGTCGGGAACCTGCTCGTGCGTGAAATCTATGCCCAGAAAATTTTTCATCGCATAGCTGTCGTAAACAGCATCTTCCATGCCTTCGTCAGACAAGCCGAACCAGTTTTGCATCAGGTACATACGGAGCATGGTTTCTGCGCCAATCGGCTTGCGTCCGTGCGTCCCTTTCGGATAATAAGGCTCTATCATGTCAACCCAGTCCTGCCAGGGAATCATCTCGTCCATCGACGTGAGGAATTGTTCGCGCCGAGTCCGACGGCTGCGATTGTCATATTCGTAATCTGTAAAACTGGTTTGCCGATCCATGGTGGTTACTCCTAGCAGAATTAATAGTTTCTTCGATTATTTTACCACATTATCAAGTGGAATCGATCAAAATCAATGAAACGATGCTGAATTAATCAGTGTTTCCCTAAGCCGCCTATTCGGCGGAACACACCTCCTACGACGTTATCCAGTCGGTCAATACGATGGTGTGCGGATGCAGCGCTGGCTTCCACTTTTGCCACGCGTTCCTGCAGCTCGTGGCGGCGTTGTTCACTATAACGCAGTTCATCCTTCAATTCCTGTACAATCGTTCTAAGCCCGTCAATACTGTGGTTGAGCGGTTTCAGCACGATGTACGAAAACGCACCTGCGAAAAATCCTGCTATTGCTACCGACTGAGCAACCATGTTTATAATTTCCATCCTCTGCCACCTGCCCTACAATATCTTCTGCATAATCCAGTTCAACAATCCTTGCCACGTCACGGCGATATTGTACATGCGTTCACCTCCCCTTAGTACCTACCCTGCACAGTGCCAGCAGGCATTTGCGCGTGTCCGAATTGGACACGTCATCACCGTTCGCAATTGCGTTCATGGCGAATCCGCATATTTATCACCGGCTATGGCACCGATATATGGCAGTCGCTTCCTAGAATGTTCCGTGTACTATCCAAATAACACCTTCACCAATGACCACACCGCCGACATCTGCCGCCAGGTCTCCCCAATGGTCATGCGTAGCATGTCCCTTATTGTGGTCATAAATTTCCTTAGCCACAAATAAGCCGCCTAATATGCTCCAGCGCGTTTCCTTTTTCACTCCACATTCAGCCATAGCCAAGTCAAGGCCCGCCGCAACGCCGATGTGCTTTTGCTTATCCGGCGCTATTTCCGCATAGCAAAAAGACGGTATCATCATCGATACCGCCATCAGTGCCGCTATTAACTTTTTGTTCATCTCCTGCCACCTCCTTTCTTTGCAAGCAAATTGAGCTCAGGAGCTTTGTCCTGAGCCTATAGCTATCGCAGTGTCGCATTTGCCCATTATATGACGCATAGGTTTTCATGAAGTCCTCCACATTGGCTTTACCTCTGGCGAATCTTTTTACTATGCCCTTTAGCCTATGCTTCATCTTTAATGCAGTTTTCTTTCTGAGCAATATGTGGTCCCTCCAGATGCGGAAACCACAAAAGTCAACTCCCTGCGTTTCTGTCCGTATTGATGTTTTGTTGTTAAGGAGCAAAGCCCGCTCATTGAGCAGGAAGTCATACATAGCATCACGACATTCAGCCAGATATTTTTTATCTGTGCTGACAATCGTCATATCATCCATGTACCGCAGATAATACTTTGCTCCCAGTTCGTGCTTAGCAAACTTGTCTGCACCGTCAAGATAAAAGTTTGCCAGCATCTGTGATGACAGGTTGCCAATTGGCATACCCACATCATGCAGTCTTTCACCGCAATAATCATGGTCTCCAATATTAATTCCGAAATCATGCTCACTGTTCACTATTATGCCCAGCAACCACAATAGTTCTTCGTCTTTTATGGTCTGCCTGAGCAAATCCATCATTATTGCATGGTTCACGCGATAAAAATACTTTGAGATGTCCATTTTGAGTATATACGCCTTGCCAGGCTGTGCCCTTATATACTCCTGCAGTTTGGCTACTGCGCTATGAGGCCCGCCTTTTATCGGTGCGCACTTCATGCGGCAGCCAAAGCTGGTATTTATATAGCGTTTCTCTAACAGGGGATTCAGCTGGCGGTAAATCGCCCATTGGATAATCCTGTCCCTAAATGGCAGCGCCATTATCAAACGCTTCTTCGGATCGTGTACAAAGAATTCTCGATATCGCCCCACTTTATAAGTATGCCAAATCAGTTCATTCTGTAATTCAATAAGGTTTTCATCCAGATTGGCCGAAAACTCCATAATTTCCGTTCGATATCTTTTGCCCTTTCTGGCTTCCAGATATGACGCATAGAGGTTTTCGTAATCATAGATTTTCTCAAAGATGTTTCCTATTCGTTTCAATGTATGTTTCTTCCTTACATGTTGCATATAAGCCACAATAAATTAATCAATCACTGTCACGTTTTTCGCCCGCCTACTCTTTCAAGGAACGCTACTAACCGCGATGCAGTCCTTTTTTGTTTTTGAGGCGGCGTATCTTCCCCGCCGCCTATGGATACATGCTCCTTATTCTTCATGTAACTGGATGCGCTCCCGTAAGATACGCAACTTCTGACAAAATGAAGATTAAGCCACGCGCCCGCCCACGTTGTTGTTCGAATTCGAGCGAACATTATTCAGGTTCAAGGCGAAAACGCCCGCGTTGGCACCATTGTTCCAATTGCCGCCGGATAACGGAACGCGAATTTAGCATGTCCCCAAAGTAACCATTATTTTCTGTTGTTTACCATCATCCTGCCTATTATTCGCCCACATTCATCAGCACATTTTGATGTAATCTCATATCGCTTAAAGGCCATATACTTGAATTCAACTCCCAGCCGTAAATACTGCCGCAACGTGTCCAGTTTAATGTCTGCTTCTTCTAGTGAAGTTTTCTTGATATGCTTGTCCTTTATCCTGATTACCAGCTCCATAAAATCATTAAAGATTTTCTTAGTATCTGCAGCAAGTCCGTATTTCTCAGATTTTGGATACTGCCTCAAGCTAATATATAGTTCTTTCATCAGGTCATGAGTTCTTTCCAACAGGTAAAATGGCACCTTACTTGCTGTTAAATGATTCAGGACGGTCTCTTGTTCCATTCATATTCTCCTCTTCTTTCAATATTTGTAATTTAGGGGCTTGCTCCCGCAAGCCCCGCCAGATTTTCAGTGTTCAGTGGTCAGATTTCAGCGTAAGCCACGCGCCCGCCCACGGCGCTGTACGAATCCGAGCGAACAAAAGTCAGGGCCAAGGCGAAACCGCCCGCGTTGGCACCATCGTACCAAGCGCCGCCGGATAACGGAACGCGCTCACCTTCATGATTTGCCCAGATATGATCATCCGTGGTGACATCAGAGCACTTCATAAGCGCCAGCTGTTTAATGGCCTGATGAGGGGTTACTCCAGATGCAGCCGTGATGGAAGAGAAAGCAGCATCCGTGTTGGCAGTCGAAGCTGCAGTCTGAATGGTAGTGCCACTCAGATAGTTAGCCGTATCGATATAACCTGCCGTGCTGTTCTCGCTGTCAGCCGTATCAAAGTTATTCATGGCTACACCGTCTTCGCCTACGACGTAGATTTTGCCGTTGATAAGCTTCATGCCCTGGTTCCACTCCCAGATATTACCGCAAAGGTCATAGATACCAGCTGCAGTACCATCGTGAGACCAGGACACCGGGCCGGAGCCGGTCAGTACGCGGCCATCACCGCCCTTTACGCCATGTTCATACGTCGCATCATGAGCCTTACCTGTTGCAGTATTGCCACGCGGCACATAGCCCGATTTCGCACAAAGCAGCGCAAGGCCAGCCTGTTCAGCGCGGGATAACAGATGCCAGCCCTTTCCCTTTGCTTTGCATGCATTACGCGTATTATCAAAGGTCGTGTAGACTGTCGGGTCTTCCATCGGCATGGAGCAAGCACGCCCATTGACGATTTTTGCCTGATATTTACCAATCCAAACTTCCGGCAGCTCCTTGCCATGATAGAGGAACATCGGATGCACGCCAGTGCCAGCACCGGCATCACCGGTTACATCTTCAATGTTGAATTTCGGAATGCAGACAAGCACAGACGGATAACCTTTGTCGTCATATCTGACAGTATTGCGTCCGCCGGATGCAGCCTCAACAGCCTGACGGTACGGGTCTTTAATCGTGAAATACATAGTTTAGTCCTCCTTAGTCTCTTTGCTATCATCATCAGAATCAGTTGCTTTCTCAATCGGGAAGAAACTGCCAAACAACTCAATAACACAGTTCTCTGTGTCAACCGGCACCTTGCGTTGAGCCATCACAGGCTCCATCTTGCCTGTTGTCGAGTTTTTCTGCTTCTCGCCGGTGTCGTAAATCTCATACTTGCCAGTAGGAATAGTGACGCGTGCAACACAGTACGGCGGAATTTCACCATCATAGTCGATGTAACCATGAAGCGTTCCGTCCGTATCCTGACAAATATGGATGATTGTTTCTACATCGTGCTGCAGCTCGTCCATGTCAAAGCTCAGCAAGTTCTCCCCCTTGCCTACAAATAGCGTCGTTTCCTCGACGCCATACGGCACATAGCCGTACGGCTCCCAGGTCAACGTCTTCTTTTTTTCAATCATGCTTGCACCTCCATTTAATGAACCTGATTAACCAGCGTCCAACGGAATTTAACATTATCAGCTTCGCCCGTAAGCGCCACCGTGAAAAAGCCACTCTGGCGCTCAATTACTTCGATGCCCGGATTAACACCGTCATGCGAAAGCACCGACAGATGCACATCATAATCCGGTGCATCAACAGCAGCATAACCAGGCATGGGTACGCTTACCGTTGGGCGCGTGTTGTAATAGTTCTCTGAGCCTTCCACGCGGCGGATATCAGCAAAGCTGACAGCATTCAGATTAGCTGCCGTATCTCCTGCGGGCACCGTGATGCGATAAAGCCCCAGTTTTCCTACTGGCACCGCATCAGCAATACGCACCGTATAGCCATTAGATGCATTGCCATCGACGTATGCATAGTAGTTGACAGCCGTGGTGCCCGTGTTTGTCGGAACAGCTGCCACGCTGTTTTCTGTATCTGCAATGCTGTATATATGGCCATCAACATAGACCAGCGAATAATTAGACGCTAAATATGTGCCGGTTTTAGTCACCTTGATATTTCTGGTGCCGGATACTGCATTGACCACACAACCACTGCGTACATACTTGTTATACAGCGTAGCTTCCCCCTGCTGTACACGCTGATTCTGCCACTTGTCAAGTTCCGTATTCGCGGCATTGACCTGCTGGATAAGGTACTTGAGGACAGATTTCTTGGTTTCTGCCTCGCCATCATACGGCAAAGCCCTCGTGTAAAGCGCCTTGACATCAGATGCTGCGATTACATTGCTGTAAAGACCATCTGGCCGCCCGCTTCCTGCCGGATATGCACCTGCACCGCTGGTATTATCATCAGGGTTATAAGCTGTAGCATTGCGTCTATGCACCTGGAATAACGGGATGGCATAAACATATCCGTCAACGCATTTCAGTGCGCTACAAGCCGATGTGCTGCCGTCACCGGCACGATAAAGCCCCGTCTCCCCGCTGAGTGCAGTGAACGTATAAGCAGAATCACTGTTAGCACCGCCACGGGCCTTGACGCGGTTGCCATTGGTCACGCCTGCCGGATAGCCCACAAAATCCACATCAGACACGGTGCGAATGTTCCAGCGCAACTGCACGCGTCGGGTAGTTTCTGCCCCGGCAACGCTATCAAGCAAGTCATTTCCTAGTGTCCCAGACTGCAGGCCACCGTATTTGTAGACATTTTCATCATCATCTTCTTGCGAGCCAGTAGGAGCAACCTCTTCAAACCAAATCTCAGCAAAAGCAAGGTCTTCGCGGCTGCCGGAGTTCGGTGCTGCAGGGAAAATGATATCACTTGACTGGTCGTTACGGTTTGCACCGTAAAGATTCAGCAACCAGCCATGCGCATGCACCGTTGCGTCGCTGATGCGCAAGCAATTTGCCGGGTTCGTGACGCCATATGTAGGCGCCAGCGAAAGCACCCCCGGAGACAGCAGCTTTCTGAGCATCTGGGCACGCAGATAGTTCTGATTCTGCTGGGCAAGGTTATGCTCACTATCGAGAGGCGGTTTTGCCTGCTGATAGATAAGCATCGAAAAATTTCTGTTTTCCGGGCTAAGCTTACGAGAAACGCCCGTAGATACCGTAGGGCCTCCTTCGTAAAGTTCCCTGGTTGTGGTATCGCCTACCACCTGCACAAGATTTTCACTCATGTTCTTCTCCTTTCAACTAAGAGAGTCTTAAATATCCAAGCACGGCCTTGTCATTGAGCAAGGTGCCGCGCTCATAGCTAAAGTATTTTTCAGTATGGGCAGGCTTGATAATAACGGTCTTCGTGGTGGTCTCAGTGTGCCGATTATTATTATTCAACACGCTTGCTCCACGATAGCGCTTAACCTTCCGCCACTTTTCAATATGCACAGTCTCCTGTTTTGTGATGCTGGCTACTCGGTTAAGCCCCAAACGCCCGCCCAGGGTTAAGCCATTGAATAGCTTGGCCACAGTGGTTTTTGTGTTACTTCCTGATTCGGTTCTTGTGGTAGCCTTGAGGTCATTCAGCTTCAAATCACCGTTAAGGCCTTCATCACCGTTCAGCCCATCGTCAAATGTTGTGATGCGCTTCGTGTACGGCGTTTCTATTGTCGTCTCCTTAGATTGCATAGCAGCCCCATTGAGACCAGCATGGAAAACTGTGCGCGTGACGGTCACATCTTCGCCGACATCTTCCCATGACTCAGTAGACTTGCCAATCTGATTTAATGCAAATCCTGGCATGATAAATCTCTGTCTGCGCTTCGTTTTCGTCACAGTATTGGATTCGGTCTTTGTCTTCACGGCTGAACCATTGAGGACATTACCATGCCATATAATGACGGTACGGATATCCGGCACATATCTGCGCTGTGATAGAGTTTTCTTTTCAATATCATTGGCTCCCGCCAGCCCATTAAGGAAGATATCTCCATTCAGCCGCCCGCCTGCAAAGGTTTCCCACATGTCGGTAACATACCCGCCCAGGTCTCTTTCTTCACGGTCTGCAAAGTCTCCATTGAGCCGCATCCGACCGTTCAGCTTTGGGCCGGTAAACAACAGACGCTTAATTGTTGTGGTCTTGCTGTGGGTCTCTTCAAAGTGTTCCACCTTTCCACTGTCATTCAGCCCTGTATCGAACAGTGTGCTGTGTATTATCAGCTCTTTTGTTACAGCAGCAACTTCTCTGGTGACCAGCACGCCACCAGAGTTCAAAATCATTTGCTTGCCGGGATACCAGACAACACACTCAAGCCATGATCTGACATTTTTCAAAGCTAATGCCAATTTCCTGATAGCATCATGCTCAGCTTTGGTGATGGTTTCGCCGTTTATCTCGATGCGGAAATAATACGGCTGACCGCCATATTCAAACCATTCCTTAATTTTGGCATTACGGGTTATAACTTGTATGGCCTCATTCACGACACCAGCGGTGCCTTTTATCATGTGCCACGGTATGCCATTCTTTACCAGTTCCCTACGCTGCTCCAGCGGCAACGACTTATCATAGTATTCCAGATGGAATTGCACCGCTAATTCGTCTATGAAGTCGCTGGAAAGTGAGTCAATACACGGATAGAGACAAACCAACTCAGTAAGGGCATTGACCTGTGCCATAATACTGTCAAAAGTCTCTGCCACTTCATGCATATTGTTGCGGTTCAACGATGGCGGTAATCTTGCCGCAGTCTTATAGTCTGCCGCATTCATTCATCTTCAACTCCTCCCATTGTGACAGATATGCGGGATGCAATAGCCACTTGGCTGGGATGATAATTCCCTTCGGCGTCATCACCTCTGTAGACCGTCAAAAAGCCAGGCTGGTTGATGATTACACGTTTAACGCCTTGAATCTCTTTGATGGCCTGATGTAACTCTGACGGATTGACATCTCTCCCCAGTGCGCTCTTTTGCCACAGCACAAAGTTGTTGACAGCTTCATTGACTTTGGCCTGTACCGTAGTCATATCTGCTTCTGCGTAAATGTAGTAAGTCACATCTACGTCATAAGATATTTGCTCCGGCGGGACCACCCGCACATAATCCGTAAGTGGTCTCACGGCCCGTTTCATTAAAGCCTCTTGCACTTCGTTTATGAGTTCTTC